AGTGCAGAATCCATAGACCCTCCATGTGGAATCTATGGGTATACTGAAATATAGTCAACTCATGACGACACTGCCTAAGCATCGGGTTCAATGCCCAGGCCGGGGGCGGCGTTGACCGCTTTTTTGCGCAGCCGGAAGCGGGTGTGCTGGTAGACGCGCAAGAGCATGGTGGGGTCGGCATGGCCCATGACCTCGGCAACAGCCTTGACGTCCGCGCCGTGTTCCAGCGCCTCGGTGGGCATGGCGTGGCGCAGGCTGTACGGGGTGATGCGCCGGGTGATCCCTGCCGCTCGCCGGGCTGTGTGCCAGGCGTGGCCGATGCAGCGGACGGGCTTGCCTTGCCAGTGGATGACCCAGGGACAGCCAAGGGCCGCGTCTTCGGCTGCCCACCGGCGCAAAAGCGGCACGATGTCATCCCGCACCGGCACGATGCGCGAATCCGCGCCCGCGCCCTTGTGCGCGTTGGGCATACGGATGGTTCCGGCCACGAGATCCACGTCATCCCATGCGAGCCGGAAAAGCTCGGACGGCCCGATGCGCGGTCCGGCGGTCATGCCCAGGACGATGACCCTCCGGACGTGCGGCGCGGCCACCCGGTACATGCGCGCGGCCTCGGCACGGGTGGGCGGCTCGATGCGTCGGGCTTGCGGGCGGTGCAGGCGCAAGCCCGCCAGAGGGGACGCGGCCAGACGGCCCGTGGCTGTGGCCCAAGTCAAGACCGTGCGGAAAAGCCGGACCCGGTGCGCGGCTGTGCTGTCCATGACGCCGCGCTCGCGCTGGGCGGCCAGAAACGCCTGCACCTGAGCTACGCCGACGCGCCGCGCCTGCCAGCCGCCGAACATGGCCAGAATTTGATTGAGATGATGCCGGGTGCTGGTGCGGGTGACGTCCCGCGTCAGGTGTTCGAGGTAGTCTTCGACGAGTTGGCGGGCTGTGACGTTTCTTTTGTTTGCCATACGATAGCCTCCCTTTCGGGAGGCTGTACGGCACGGTATCCGCACAAGGCAAAGCGGCCGGAGACAAGGGCGGAAGCATGATTGAAGAAGGGGGCAAAGCCTGCTATCAGAAACGCGGGGCAGCCCTCCGAAAGGAGGTGATGCCTATGGTGCAGTTCCTACGGGACGTGCTGGCCGGTTTTCTGGCCGCCGTTCTTGCGGCGCTCTTTCTTCGTCACTTTGACGAATAAATGAGTGTGCCCCTGGGGAACTCGCCATTCCTCAGGGGCAAAAACCTTGAGCTTTTCGGCAGGAAAGCTGAGAAACTCGGGGGGACTGCCCCGGCCGGGCGGTGTAACCAGCACTGCCCGGCTTCTTTTTGATAGACGGCCGGAGCGGCAAAGTCAAGGTCGGGGGATCAATCCACCTTCACAGCCGACGCAGCGGGCATGTCAGGCCACGGCGTTGTCTTCCCGCCGCCGTCCCAGGGCGCGCCGTCCTGCGCGGGCAGATCCCGCAAGGCCGTGCGATAGGCGCTGACAGCGGCTCTGGCCTCGTCGCTCAGCGGGTAGTCGGGCATGAGCAGGTAGTCGGTGGCGGCGACGCGGGCGTCGCGTTCCGCGCGCAGACGGGAGAAACGGGCGGACTCGCTGTTGTACTCGGCCAGGCGCGCGGCTTCCTCCTTCTCCGCTTCTTCGGCAAGACGCGCTTTTTCGGCCTGCCATGCCTGGACAAACGGCGCGACATGGGACTCGTAGTCGGCCGCGGTCAACGCCTGATTCGGTCGGCCGTCCGTGAATTCCAGATGCCCGGAGGCGTCCTGCCATTGCAGGGCGTGCAGACCCTCCGGGGCGGCAAAAGCAAATTGCAGGCCCTCACCGTCAACAAGAATGAGGCGGTCAGCAGGAACAACGGTAACGCGCATAAGAGACTCCTTTTTTTGCTGTTTTTTTTGTTTGCTACAGTCTTTCCGGCACTGTTGGGGCCACGACGCTGACAACGGGGCAGATGCCGAGTCATAATCATGGAGTAGGATCAAAGGCATATTTCTCTTCCGGCAGTGTGCGTGAGCCGCGTTACCCACAAGCAAGTAATGAGTGCGTGTCGACATACAACGGTTCGTCTCAAGAGCATGCCCACGCTTTTTCCGCATCTGCCGTCACGGCCGAAAACCTGCCGCCGTACTATGCGGCGACATACATCATGCGATGCGCATGACCAACGTCAAAGTATACCAGGGCGGCAATGATGAGGCCGCGTCGCTGGAAGCCGCGAGGTCATGCGCATGTGGTTGGGAACCTCCTGTCGCATAGGTATTGATAGGTGATTCCCAACTCCGTGGGCCCCCTTCTTTCGGATGTTTTGTGATTGGTCTCCCCCCCCCCCCCCCGCCGATATGACTGCCGGACGTATTTTTCCCCGTTTGATTGGGAACAACATGGGTATGGCTCGCCAATTGATTAACTGTCAGCGTTGTGGCCCCGACAGTTCCGGAAACATCTTAAAAGGCTGTCAAGTCCAAGGAAATACAACGTGTTTCACGCATTATACAGCATTCATAATCATGGAGATAGCCAGTCCGTTAGGAGAAGTAACCGCTTAGGAATACATGTCAGTTTTTTCATAACGCCACCAAAGGCTTATCAGTATCATCAGGATGTTTCCGGCACTGTCGGGGCCACGACGCTGACAGTTAATCAATTGGCGGTGCATAGGCATAATATCCGCTCAAATGGCGGCGCGTCTCAGCCCGGTAATTATCCGCTCAAAAATGACCAGTATAATAGCAATTGGGGCAATAGTTGGTGTTCTGACGTCGGCAGCTCCCAACCCCACGCCCATAGTCTTGTCGCTTCCGCCAGCGTGGCCGGCGGCCTGCCTCCGTACTATGTGTTAGCCTATATCATGCGATGCGCATGATGAGCGCGAGAGCATAATATGGCGGCATGTTGCTGGCCGCGTCTGTATCCGTCGCAAGGCTGTGCGAGTGGGACTGGCCCTGACCGGCGGGCTGTGTGCTGGTACTGCCGGGGCCACTTGAAACATGCATGCGTATGCTGCCATCAGCCCCCTCGCCCCAACCGTTAGAAAAACTTTGTTGATGGGCATGCCGGGGCATTTGCGCCGTGGTCAGCGTCGTGGCCCCGACAGTGCCGGAAAGACTGTGGGTATGGGTCTCCGAGCCGCCGGATTCGCCGGCCGGGCGGCTTTCGGACGCGCCCAGAATCATGCGGCCGCGCAGGTCGGGAACCGTGCCTCCCTTGCCGTCGCTGCCGCCGTCGCAGATGAGCCAGTTTTCGCGGGGTTCGGTTTCGCCGGGCATGACGGGATGGCGGCTTTGAACGGTGACGGTTTCGGTCAGCGGTTCGCCGTCCTCGCCCTGCACGGGCTGTCCCGCCTCGTCCAGGACGAGGCGCGTTTCCTCCAGTTCCGGGAAGGTCACGCCTTCCACAGGAATGGGCACGCGCATGGGGAAAACGTCCCACGGGTCCACCTTGATGGCGGCCACAGTTGCCGCCAGGGCGGCAAGCTCCTGCCGGAGGGCGGCAAGGGCCGCGCTTTGGGCCGCGTCGCCCTGTTCGCGGGCCTGACTTTCCCCGGCAAGGTTCGCCGCCGCGCTGTTCAGCCGTTCGTCATGCGCGGCAAGGGCCGCGTCCGCGCTTTGGGCATGGCTGTCCAGCGCGGTCAGGCTTTGGCGGATGCGCGAGCAATCCTGATCAAGGCTGTTGTCCGTGTGCGGCAGGGGCAGGTTCAGATACGGGGTTTTCTGGTCAACCATGACGCGCCTCCTATGCGTTAAGCGTCAGAAACTTCAGATTGCGCACGCGCGGCCGGGCAAGGGACGTGCCCGCGAGCGTGAGCCGGTAGCGCGCCTCGTCGGCGTCGGCCAGTTCCGCGCCGTAGCGGAATTCCACCCAGCCGTCGCCCTGTTGCGTGTCGCCCTCGGCGGTCATGGCCGTCCACTCCCCGGCGTCGGTCCGCAGTTCCGGCGTGACCGTGGCCCCGGAGGGCAGATGCGCCTCAAAGATGAGCACGGCCCGCGCGGCCCCGACAGCCCGCACCGCGCGCGGCTGGTACACGGCGGACTGCGCGAGCGTGCCCGCGAGCAACTGCGTGCCGGGCCAGAGCACGGGGCTGGCCGATCCGCTCCCGCCATTCAGGCCGGAAAGCCGCGCCTTGACGCGCACCTGACCCGTGGCGCCCCGGGCAAGGCGCACGGGCTGCCCGGCGGCCACCCGCTGCACATCCCCGCCGGGCAGCGTCAGCTCATATTCCACGCGCGTTTCCGCGCGCGGCAGATCTTCCAGCGCCATGACCAGCATGTCCGTGGCCTCGGTCACGTCCGCGCCGCCCAGGGGCAGCTCGCCCGCGGTTGCCGTGAAATCCGCCTCCAGAATGCGGAAGGCCAGGTCCTTTTCCTGATGCGGCGTCCACGCGCTGGCGTTGCTTGACGAAAAGAGCACGCCCACCTGATAGGGCTGCCCGGCCACATAATACTGGCGCGTGGCGTCGAATTGCCCCAGTTCGGCAATGGCAAGGGCGGTTTCCGCATCGTCGCACATGACCACGATGGCGTATTCCGTATCCGCCGCCAGCGAAACAGGAGCCGGAAACAGGGCGCGGGTATGGCCGCCGCCGGTAATCACCAGCGCTTCCGGCGCAAGCCGGGTTTCGGTCAGCACGGACTTGCCGGGGTAGCCGTTGTCCGTATCGCGAATCTGGACGCGCACGGCGCTTTGCCCGCGAGCCGTGAACCAGAGGTCCACGCCGCATACCTGCGCCTGCGCGGTCAGGGCGAAGGTCTGGGCCAGCGGGTCCGTCCAGTAGCGGGTGATGGTTCTGGCCTGAATGACGTTGCTGACCGTGAGCGTGCCCTGGCCCACAAAGCTGGCCGTGGCTTCCGAGCCGCCCCTGCCCCGGAACACGACGGCCTTGGCCCCGGAAGGGACTTTGGCCGGGATGGCGAATTTTCCGCGAATCTCGCCGTTGGTATTGGCAATCAGTGTCATGGTCGCTCCTCGTTATGCTTCAGAGGTTTCAACGGTGATGCCGTCAAAGGTGACGGATTCCAGTTCCTCGCCGGGGAAGAAGCCGCGCAACGTGAACGCGACGTCAATCTCCCGCAGATAGGCCAGTTCGCTTGCGGCGCTGGACAGCACATTGAGGGAGGTGGCCGAGGACTGGCTGACCAGCGTGGAATTGCCGGGCACATAATGGCCGGTTTCCAGGTATCGGGTTGTCGCGCCCACCACATTGACCTGCCGCTCGACCCAGTGGTCCACGGACGGCGAGATGTCGGCCTCGGCGGGCATGCGCTCGAACGCGTCATAGGGGTTCACGCGCATGGAGCCGGTGCGGTAGGGCTGTTCGAGCAGCACGCGGGGCGCGTATTGCGTGGACGAGGGCGCGGTCACGTCAGCGGTGAGATTGTGCACCGTGGCCGCCACCGGAAGCGTGAGGATGCCGTCAAACACGGCGGCGGTATTCTCCGCGCCCATGTCGCGCATGGAATCGTCCAGAAGCGGGTCCACCTGCACGCCCACGCGCGCCCCGGCCTCGCGCGTGCCCGCGTCCATTTCCAGCCGGTTGCGGGCCACCTCGCGCCAGAGCTGGTCAATGCTCTCGTGGATGCCCGCGATTTCGCCAAAGGGAACCACGCGCACGGCGTCCACGGTCACGCAGTCGGCCGCATCCGCCCGTCGCCAGGTCTGGCGGATCCGCGCCAGCGGCAAGAGCGCGTCCGGCACGGCAGGGGGGCGGGCATTGCGCTCTGCGGCCACGCCCCTGATCCACTCGAAGAGGCCCTCGCCCGTGAGGCACAGCCGGTCGATGCGCGGCAGCATCTGGTTGTACTTGAGGATGATGGACGTGCCGGGGACTGCGCCGCGCACGGTGAAGCCGTCCTCGTCCTGCTCCTCCGGCGCGGCCGCGGCCATGTGCGTGTAGGTGACGGCGTAGGAACTGCCCGTGGCCGGCTCGTTGCCCGCCGGGGACCAGTCCACGGCATCGCCGGTCCTGACGTAATCCGTGTCCGCTTCAAACACGGTGTCGCCCTGGCGGACTTCGAGGATGTCCACCACGGCGGTGTCGGGCAGGCTGTCGGCCGCGCCGGAGTAGGAACCGTGGGTCAGGGTGACGGTTTTCTGCGCTGTGATGCGCAGTTCGGTCACGTTTTTCAGCGGCGGATGCGCCACAAGGATGCGCTGGCCGGCTTCCGTGCTTGCGTCCGCCGTGGCCTTGTGGATTTCGGTATCCACAAAGCGCAGATCCGGCGCGGCCGCGTACAGGAGGCGCCGGGCCGTGGGCAGGGTCACGCCGTAGCCGTTGACGCGCGCCCGGCCCTCGGCCACGGTGTAGACCTGGTTGCCGTCGGCATCGTCGTTCGCGCGGCGCACGGCCAGCCCTTCCACCACATAGGAGCCGCCGCCCGTGCTGTCGCGGTCATACATGGCGATGCTCTGGCTGGTGCTTTCAAAGGCGGGTGGGGCTTCCTTGGGGCGCAATTCGCCGTTGTCCACGGCGTAGACCGGGCAGAGGTCGCCGCTTTCGCCGTCGCCGGAAAAGCCCCAGCGCGTTTCCGCGCGGAGACGCCACGCGCCGGGCATGCCCTGGGCGCGGCAGCCCTGGGCGGGATTGAGCAGGGCCGGATCTTCCAGTTCGCTGACCACGGTTTCCCTGAGGCGCACGCCGATGATGACGCTGCCCGTGAGCGGCACGGTGAGCACGGCTTCCGGCACAACGCGCACCGCGCCCTTGAGGTAGATGCGCCCGGCGGCGCAACGGGCCGTGCCCGTGGCCGAATCCAGGGCCACGGCGGCGTCGGCCACAATGTCGCCGTCGTGCAAAAGGGCATCGGCCACGCCGCGCAGGGCCTCGGCCTGGATGGACTGGATCTCGTTGATTTCCGAGCCTTGCAGGCCGTAGCCCTCGCGGATGAGCACTTCCGTATAGCCCTTGTCGCCCAGGGCACGGCGGTTGTAGCAGTTCTGGATGTTTCGATAGGGTTGCATGGCGATTTCCTGTTCTGTTTTCTTGTGGATCGGGGCGCTGCCCCGTACCCCGGCAGGGGAATGATTCCCCTGCACCCCCAGTGGCGGTTTTGCCGGACGGCAAAACCGCTCATGAGGGGGACCGGGGGGCATCATGCCCCCTGGCGAGGGGTTTGGGGGCGAGCAGCCCCCAACATGTCAACCTGAGTACCTATACGGGCAGCACAAATTCCACGGCCTGCCGCACCTGCGGATTGCGGGGGATGGCGGGTTGCAGGATTTCCACGGCCAGCAGCAGGCCGGGATCGTCGATTTCGTCCGGGGTAAAGAAGCGCTGGCCGGGCGGCAGGCCCTCCCTGACCGTGGACCCCACAAAGATGCCCATCTGGCGGATGGTGCCGCTGGGCGCGTCCGTGAGGTCATAGGCCACCTGCATGTAGAGGTATGGCGTGGGTTCGCTGACCATGCGGTAGCGGGTTGTGACGACAGATCCGCCCGCGTCCAGACCTTCGGAGATGACGATGCCGCCTTCCTCGTCCGGCACGACAAAGCCCACGATGTTGGGCACGCGGCGGCCCATCTCGTTGGTCAGGGCGGTCATGGTGACGGTATCGGGCAGGGGCGCTTCCGTGTCCTCCCATTCCGGCAGGCCCTGGGCGAGCGCGATATGCAGGGGCTGTTGCGAGAGCGACAGCGCAAAGGCCGCCCGCCCGGCATTGGTCAGTGTGGCGAGACTCATGAGTCCTCCCGTTTTTTGCTGGCCCGCTTCTTTCGGGCGCGTTGTGTGGTCTCGGATTTGATGGCGAACAAGCCGCAATGGCCGCGCCAGCGGCGCTTGTCCCACCGGCCTGTCCAGCGCGGGGCCGCATCCGGGCAGAGCGGCGCCGTGGATGCGGGAAAATGCAGGGTCACGGCGGGCAGCGGCCTCCCCGGCTCCAGCGCGGGGACAGCCTCGCCGCGCAGGCAGGGCACGAGTTCAAGTATCTCCACTTCCTCCGGGGCAAGGGCAGCCTCGCTCCAGGCATCCTCCGACCAGACTTGCGGGGCGGGCAGCGTTTCCACATGCGGAGCGCCGCCCCAGAAGTTCAGCGCCGACCAGGAACCGGGCGTGTCCGACAGCACGCGGCCGTGCGCCGGGTTTGGCTGAAATGTGGGCGAGTACGCCGGTTCGCAGCCGGACCAGACGGCTTCTGTCAGGGGATGGCTGTGGATGTGGAAGCGCCAGGGCGGAAGTTGCCTGTCCACGCGCAGGAGACGCCCGCGCCAGAGCCGGTCATCCCACCAGCCTGTCCAGCGATATTGTTCATGGACGGCTTCGGCCCAGGTGAACGAATAGAGGTGTGCGAACGTAAAGCTGTGGTCGCGCGGGAACGCGTCGCCGTAGGCGCACTCGCTCCACGCCGGGAAGTCCCGATACCGGGCCTGCCGGCCGAGGTCGAGCGTGATCAGCAGGGCGGCGCGGCCCTGTTCGCCGCACAGCGGCGTGACCGGCACGCCCCGGCGGCTGCCGAAACTGACGACAAGCCCGGTGTCGCCGTCCAGACCGGGGATGTCCGGGGCTTCCGCGCCGCTGTACGCGCTCCACCAGCATTGGGACCAGGCGCAGACCGGGAGAGGGCCGGACCACACGCCGGGCCGGAAGTCGTACTCCGGCGTGTACACGCGCCACAGGCGACAGCGCGCGGGCTGCATCTCCCGGCAGATGGTCACGATGCGGGCCAGATCGTCCATGCCGGTGACGCCGGAAAGGCCAAGCTGGTAGGCGGCCCAGAAGTCGCCTTCGCCGCTTTCCTCCAGCGTGATGCCGGTATAGCCGCACAGGGCCAGCGCGGCCTTGATGGATGCGGGCGTGCCCTTGATGCGGTGCCAGGGGATGGCGTCGCGCACCAGTGCGGCAAGCTGCGCGCGGGTTGTCGCTGTTTCGCGAAAATCGACGTGCAACTGCCAGGCCAGCAATTCCAGTTCGGCCTCGATCAGCGGCTTGAGGCCGCCGCCGAGGTTGACGAGGCGTTGCAGGGGCGGGGAGAGGTAGCCGGGCGTGGGGTCCAGGCGCGCCCAGAGCAGGATATTGGGTATACCCCCGGCCAGTACGCGGCGGATCGGGTCCAGAGACGCGGCGGCCGCCGCGATGGTCGCGTCGTCGCGGATGGAACCGGGCAGCAGCGCGGCAAGCGGGGTTTCGCCGGCCCGTTTTGACTCCAGGATGGCGCCCACCCGCACGTCCTGTGCGGGATGGGCTGTCGCTTGCAGGGAGCGCGGTCCCTGCTGCGCTCCCGCTGCGCGGCTTGCCGCCATCCCTGGCGGCATAGCTTCTTCAGTCATCTTCTATCCCCAAAAATTGGAACGCCACGTCGGTCTCGCGGGCGATTTGCCAGCCCTTGAGCGGGGTGAAAACCGGTTCCGCCAGATCCACGCGCTTGGCCCCGGCGCGTTCCACAAGGGCGATGAGCCGTGTGGGGTTGATGTCCCGGCCGGGGGCGGAGCGTTGCCACAGGCGGAATTGTTCCACGGCGGCGGCCACGGCCGCGCTGATGTTGCCGGCAAGAGCGGAATCCGTCCTGCGCAGATGCCAGCCGCCCCGGATGCGGTAGGGAACGGGTTCCGGGGCGGCCACGGTCACGGTGTCGGTGAGCGGGCGCACGTCATCGGCGGAGAGCGCGGCCCGAACCGCTTCCAGCGTGGCCGCGTCAGGCAGTTCCCCCCCGACCATGACCGGGCGCACGTCCACATGGCCGGGCTTCGGACTCCACACAGCCACCTCGGCTATATCCGGGTTCACGCGCAGGGCGTGATACCGGTACGCCTGCTCCGGTCCGGCGCAGGTGAACGACTCCGGGGCGAGGTGAATGCGCTCGCGGTAGCGGGCGTCCGCCTCCACGTCAGCCCCGCCCATTGTCATGTCTGTGTTGGTCACGCGGGTCACATAGGCGATGGGGTCAATGAGCAGGCTGACCTGCCCGGCGAGCAGGCCGTTGCCGTCCGCGCCCGGCGTGTCGGCCGTGGCTGTTGTTTCGGCAAAGGTTTCGCCCGGGGGGATGCTTGCGGCCGCGTCCGTGGCGAAGGCCAGCCGGCGATCCTGCGTGCCCGCTCGCGTGCCCTGGGGGATGAGCACGGCGAAATCCAGCGCCTGCGCCAGTTCAAAGCGCAGCACACAGCGGGCCGGGGTTGCCGGCAGACGGGACGTGGCCATGAGCGCGCCAAGGTGATCGAGGTGCGAGCCGGAGGCGAAGGCCAGCAGATTCTGTTTGCCCGCCATGTCGATGAGACGGCACAGGATGGTCATCTCCATTGCCACCGATTCCAGAAAAAGCCTCACCGGATCGCCGGGGTACAGCGTGGCGCCGGCGATGGTTTCGTAACGTCCCAGAATGTCCTTTTCGATTTCCGCCGGGTCGAGAGGCGCAAAAGAGACGGAGGGGAGTTGATCGAATACGCCGCTCATGCTGCTGCCCCCTTGCGGATGGAAAAAGTGATGACGGGATAAACGCGCCCCTGTGCGGCATCGGAAGGCCGGGCCGCAAAGCGGATGCTTTCCACTTTGACGCGGGGTTCTTTGGTTTCAATAACCTCGGTCAGTTCCGCAATCTTGCGGGCCACGGCGTAGGGCGTGGGCGCGTCGATGAAGCCGCCTGTGTGGGCGAAAGCCCGATCCAGAGGCACGGACCAGGCCAGCGTTGTGACAATGACGCGGATGTTCTGGGCCACAGCTTCCAGCCCGGTCGCGCCGATGACCAGCGGCGGCAGGGGCGTGGTGAAGTCTATTGCGGGCATGGGGTCTCCTCCCGGAAAACGGGCAAGCCGGTGGCGGAAACCCTCAATAATTGAGGGGATAAGGTTTTTCATGCCCCCAACTGAGGGGGACCGGGGGGCATCATGCCCCCCGGCGGGGTGCGGGGCGGAGCCCCGAAACAAAACCGCCTTATACATATTCTTTCAGCTTGAGGGTCAGGTCGAGCAGATACGGACCACCGTTCGGGGCGAGCAAGCGCCATGTCTGCGTCACGGATTCGATCACCACATCGCCCATGTTGCGCCCGGCCAGGATCAGCCGCGCGACTTTTCCTTCCCGGCACAGGGCAACGATCTTTTCCGCTTCCTCGGCGGGATTGACGCCCATGTCCGCCCGCAGGCGGATGGGCAGGCTCATGGCGGTCAGCTCGGCGGAGAGAAATTCCAGACGCGGCGGAGCGCCGACAACCTTGTGCTCCTCAAAGCGGGCCGCGCTGTCGAGCTGAACCTCCGAGGGCGTCATGAGCCGCCCGTCGCCGCCGGCCTCGAAAATGACGTCACCCAAACTGCCTACGCGCATGGCGCGCTCTCCGGGCTGGAGGGAAAAGCCGCGGCTCGCGGTGTCGCGTCAATCGAAAGCGAAAGGGATGCGTGAAAAATCAGAAGGGAGGATGATAGTAATAGTGCGCGCCAAGCACACGGGCGGCCGCCGCGCCCGCGAGGCTGACGCAGACGCCCAGGGCCACCATGAAAAACCAGGTGCGCAACTGCGGACGGCGCGCCCACCACAGGCAGGCAAGAGGAAAGAGAACGGCGCTTGTCGCCCAGGCCGCGGCGCTCAGCGGGTACGAAAACCAGAGATCCAGATACCCCGTGGCCAGCGCGCGCAGCCAGGCGGACGGAGAAAGCAGAAGGGCGGGTCTGTACAGGAGCAAAGCCAGCGGATAGCTGAGCAGCGCTCCTCCCACGACAACAGCCATGTGCCGAATCCGTTCCCTGCGGGTATAGGAAAGAGGCGTGTTCATAAATCCGTATCATAGCTGAACCTCAACATATGATCAACATTTTTCACATGAGACAGGACAATAAAGTCTTCTCCCAATCCGTATTTTTCTCTGAATGTTGCAAAATGCGTATTGTATATCTGAATATATGTTTCATCAGCAAAAGATGAAACGAGTGTAAAATCCTTCTGCTCACAACTCCAGTAGCCGAGTTCATCTTCCTTGTTGAAGTTGAATGAGTCCCAGATAAAAACGCCGACCTTTTCAACAACAATACGGTGCCCGCCAGTATTCAGCGGTTCTGTATGGCCCGCCGCCAGCGCGCGGAAATCGAATTGTCCGAGACAGGCGCTGATGCCGTCTACGGGGAGAATATAGGAACCGGGCACTGTGATTCGCTGGAAGTAGCCATGTTTCCACTCTTGCCACGGGGTGACGGATTCCGGATGCAGTTGCGGAGCGGTATAATCAAACGCCATCCGCGTTGTTCCGAGAAAGCCGTCCTTGTGAAGTATCGCGGCCAGCGTATTGCGCGCCTTTTCATGGAACAGCACATCATCCATGATGAAGTTGCGATACACGGACCTGATTCTCGCATAGGAAAGCGCCCAATCCATATCAACGAAAAAGCCATGCGGGTTGGATTCGGCATCCGGGTTTGCCCTTCCGGCGAACCAGCGGTGAAACATGTCGCGCAGGTTGCGCCAGCCCTTTTTGTCCATGTCGAGAAGGCGTTTTTCCGCCTCGGCTTCGGCAATTTCGGGAAGGCAGAGCAGGATGTTTTCTTGCGGTTGCAGGGGTTCGGGCAGTTGGGCGCATACTGTCTCGAACAAAGCCTGTCCGAATGAGGCGCTGCCGGAATCGCCCCCGCTGTCCTGCGGCGGCCCGCTGTTGTCCGGGCCGCTTTCAACGCCGGTGTGGCTATGGCTGCGTACGGAGATTGTGCCGGCGGTCACGTCTCCGTCAGGCACATGCACGTCTCCGCCGTAAATCTTGCAGGAACCGTTGAGAATGCTGTCGGCTTTGCCGCCGCTGTAGCCCTGATGCGAGAGGTTGCCTTCCAGACGAATATCCGGAGCGCGCAACACCAGGCATTGGGAGGATTGCAGCCGTATGCTTTTTTTCGCCCTGGCCGTGATTTGGCCTTCCGTTTCCACTTCCGCGTCGCCCTTGACTTTGGCGATGAGCTTGTGGCCCTTGCGGTCGTACCAGACTTCGGTGCCGTCCTCGTACACGGTATAATCATGTGTGGCCGTCTGGTCGGGGGCCGGGGTCTGTGTGGAGTAATGCGCGCCGAGCACCACCCCGGCTTCCATGCCCTGCCCCGCGAACAGACAGGCCACAGGTTCACCGATGTCCGGCAGGCATTGCGCCTTGTCCTTCAGGCTTCGCCGTTGCAGCACGCGCAGCGGCGCGGACACCATGCCGTCGCCGTCCTCCAGTTGGACACGGGCCGAACCGTTGGCCGCGTCCACACCGGTGACAGTGCCGAAACGCAGGGATGCCCCCCGGTTGGCTTCCAGCGCGGCCACCCGCCGCTCCAATGCCGCAAAGTCGAACATGCCGCCCTCAATAGGCCAGCACGCGGCGCACTTCCGCCGACGTGCTGTAGCCGTTGCCGATTTTGTGCTCGGCCTTGTTGACAAAGTAGGAACCGCTGAATCTGCCGAAGCCCGTCAGGGACACGGTGACGCCCGCCACAAGGCCGGGATGGCCCATGATTTCGATGTTGCCGGTGCATTCGCCGCCGTTTTTGTTGCGCAAGGCGTTTTGGGCCAGCTTGCGGGCGTCGGCTTCGGATTCCACCCGCTGATTGACCGCCCACACCTTTTGCGCGTCCGTGGCGGCCTTTTCCACGCGCTGTCCTTTGGCGTCGAAGGCGTAGCTGTGCACCTGCCGCGTGGCCGGATCGAGGTAATTGACCTCGCAGCCGGTGAAGGCCGTGCCCTGACTTTTCTCCCTGAATGAGTAGCTCTTCGGAGAAAACTGGCTGCCGGTTTTGGGGATGGTCAGGGAGCCGGGCTTGCTGTCCGCCTCCCTGGCTCCGTAAAGCGCCAGCTTGCCGTCATGCACCTTGAGGTTCACGCCGCGCGCGCCGGCGAGCCGGGTCAGAAAGGCGAGGTCGCTTTCCTCGCGCTGATCCTGCCGGGCAAAGGTGTGCTCCGGCGCGTCATACAGCAGGGTCAGACCATGCCTTGCGGCCACTTCCGCAGCCACGCCCCGCAGATTGTACCCTTCCCACGCTTTCGTCCGCGCGGTTTCCCGCAGGCCGCTGTTCAGGGAGGCGGAGACGGCTTTCAGGCTCACCTTGTCCGGCACGCCGGAAAATTCGACTTCATCCACCTTGAACGCGCCGCAGTTCAGACCGGCGTGCCGCTCCGCTCCGAACCAGTCCAGGCAGGTGAGCGAGGCCGTCACGTCCGTTCCCTTGCGCGGCATCCATGCCGAGGCCCATGTGCCGTCACGATCCTGCAACTCGATCTGAAGGGAGTCGGCCTTGCCCGTGGCGTTGTCCGTGTAGGAAAACGACAGCAGGTACGGCTCCAGAAAATTCGTCGCGTCATGACCGCCGATAGTGACATTGACCCGCACCCTGCGAGCGGAGTGGAGGCGCTGTTCTTCTACATCCACGGCGGCATGACCTCCTTCCGCTTCTCGCTCGTGACCATGCGCGGCAGGCTAAGCCTGACCGCGCCCTCGCTCGGCGCTCCATGCTCGGCACGCCTCGCGCCTCCGGCGGGCTCCAGGGAAGGTAC